CTTGTTAGAAATTTTTGTTTTGGCCCATACGCTAAAGGTACTTTCATTTTTTGAGTTACCTTACCTGTACTTGATTTTCGATATATGTACATATCGTTAAACAATGTGCCAAATGCCACAATTGTTTTTCTAATCAATTCATGGTATTGTGCGTCTTTAAACATAATTTATTCCTTTATATATCGCTTGGGTCACCAAATGGATTCTTTTCGCTGAAATCAAATATATCGTTTGAGGAATCAGTATCATTTAATCCTGCTTCATCATCAAAACTTATATTACTTGAACCTGTTGTGTCCGTTGCTAAGTTTGCCGTTAAACTATCTTCTTGTATTATATAGTCAACATAATTAGGGTCATCTTCCAGAATTAAGTTATCACTATCTGTTTCATCAACAAGGTAGAAATCACCTGTTCCTGTTTCTGTTAATAATGCCTCAACATTACCATCCGTAACCTCTGCTTTTAATGAACCTGCTGAAGTTGTACCACTCTCTAAAGTAAATTGATTTTGTAAAACATCTAAATTTATGTCTTCAAATTTCTCATCCACTTCCGTAATACCAGTATCTACTGTTTCGTGTGAGTATTCCCACATAGAACATTTAAGTTTGAAGATAGGTAAATCATTAATTTGATACATTGGATCCTCATCTTCAACAAAATCTATTTGCCAGAATTTTTTAAATCGTGGCATATAGATAACATCACCTTCAATAGGTCTATCAATTGCTATTGTATTTGATGGTTGGTCAACAAGCATTTCAAATGTACGCCTACTAACAACAAAAGTCAATTCGTCTCTTACTTCTAATCCAAACTTACCTATTAAATCACCTTGTCCAGCAAAACCATTTACATCTTCTATATACATTTCAATCATATAGTTTTCAGTAAATGTACTATCAGGTCTTTCACCTAATATTTTATCTTCCGTGACAGTTTTTCTTGGCAAATAATGGACTTCATGTCCAAATACTTTAAGTTGCTCTATGATTAAATCCTCATATAAGGTTTTCTCTGAGCGTGTGCCATGTGAGAAATAAGTATTTCGCATATGTTTATCCTACCATGTATTGAGGTGGTAATTCGTATGATAATTGTATTTGTTCTTCTAGTTTAGTAATTTCTTCTTGCGCCTGTGTATATAGTTGTTCACCATTCATTTGAACACCACCTAACATTGCAACGCCTTGAAACTTAATTAAGTTAGCACCCCATTGTCTTTTGATTAATTGAATACAATATTTCTTTAAAAAAAGGTCATCAAAAGCATCCGTGTATGTTGCTGGGTCTAATTTTCTATGGCATTCTATTATTAGATAATCTCCTGCTGATACATCATTTTCCCAATCCATATCAATATACAATCTATTTTTATGCATATTATATCTTACAGGTCTTTCACCTACAAGTATATGGTCTAGTAAATCTAAATGTCTTAATGTCTGGTCGTAGTGTATAATGCTTGTAGATGAAAAATCATACAAATCATTTAACCTTAACTGATATCGTACATCAAATAAATTTAATGCCGCTTTGTCTGTAAATGGAAATACTTGAACAACAGACATAACACTTGATGGCATAGGTATATAATTCTTACCTTCTTTCCAAACGGCCGTAACCGTGGAATCTGCCGTATCTGTGACTGTTGATAGTGTTTCGTCTGACCTAGCTCTAGTGATATCAGCAGCGGTAACCTCATGTTTAAGGTACATTCTTTCAACACCGTCATAATGATATTGGGCAAAGTATTGTAATGCCTCATCAATTCTATCTTCTACTTGGTCATCTTCTACATTGATTTCTATAACAGGTTTGCCTAATGCTCTTAAGCAATACTGTTTCATAGTCTCTCTTGTTGTAATTGGATTGTTTTGTGCCATAATATACTATTTATGCATTATATATACCTATATGATATTGGAAAACTATTATTATTTTTTGATAAACTGTATACCACCACGAATTTGTGATGAAATTGTACAATTTGGGTCGTCCCTCCAAGAGGAGTTTGCCACTACAGGTCAAATTACTGAAGCAGAGGCACAGGAAAAACAAGAAGAAATCAAAATACATAGAGATAGTAATGTCTCTTGGATGTCTGAACCATGGATTTATAATGAAATACATCCACGAATACACGAAGCAAATAGAAATGCTGGTTGGAATTTTGAATGGGATTATACAGAACCTGCACAATTTACCAAATACAAACTTAATCAATACTATCATTGGCATGAAGACCAAGATGTAAAACCTTTTAATAATGGAGAACCTGCATATCAAGGCAAGATAAGAAAGTTGTCTTGTACTTTACAATTGTCACATCCTGATGAATATGAAGGTGGTGATTTAGAGTTTGAAACACCAAACGGTATATTTAAAGTAGATGAAATAAAACCAAGAGGGTCTATTTGTGTATTCCCTTCTTTCGTCAAGCATAGAGTGACACCAGTTACCAAAGGTGTAAGACATTCTTTAGTAATGTGGAATTTAGGATATCCTTACAAATGATTATAAGACTACCTTTAGAAAAACATAAAGAAATTAAAAGTGATTTGTTAAAACACATTAATGATGGTTGGGCAGAACCAAAACAATGTAGAGACAAATACTATAATGATAATATCACAAAAACAGATTGGGATATGGCAAATGATTATGAAAGACCTTGGGTAAAATATTTCTTACCTTTCTTTGAACCTCATTTATTAAAAATGACCCAAGAGAGCGGTTATGCTAATTATGAAATATTTGAGATTTGGTTTCAAACATATCATCAAAATTCTACACATGGTTGGCATATACATGGTAGAAACTTTACAGGTGTTTATTATGTAGATTTTTCTGAGGATTGTCCTAAAACGGAAATCTATACTAGAGAACTAGGTGTATTTCCAATTAATGCAAATGAAGGAGATATTGTTATGTTTCCTAGTCATACAATGCATAGAGCACCAAAAGTAGAAGTAGATAAAAAGAAAACTATTATATCGTTTAATATAGAAATGAAAGGTATATTAGATAGTGAATTAGCAATGATGGAAAATACTGGTATATTAAATGGCAGATGAGTTGATGATACAACCCATGTTTTCTAATCCTTTGGGTTTTAAAAAGATACACTTAACAGACGATTTTATAGATTGGGTTAAAAAAACAGAATATAGAAAAATAGAATTTGGTTATCAATCTGTAGATGAACAATTACTTGATAAATTTTCGTATATAAAAAATCAAGTAGAAAAAGAAGTACAAGCGTTTAATGATAATGTAATGATGTATGATACGCCAATAAAACTTACTAGGTCTTGGGCAACAAAATATGTACCTGGTGAGGAAGGCGAAGTACATATACACAATAACGCAACATACAGTTTTGTACTGTATATAAATAAAGGAGAAAGTTGTCAGTTTCAAAAGTGGCCAAATGACGGATTAAGACCACATTTCAAAGGGTATAATATATTCAATATGACAAGTCATAATATGCCAGTTGAACAAGGTAGTTTATTAATATTTCTATCTAACACACCACACAAGATACTGAAAACAAATGAAGAAAGATATAGTGTAGCAGGTAATTATATTATAACAGATATGAAGGAGTTTAAAATAGTATGACAACATTTATAGGCGAATATGCAATTGATCCTGGTATGTGTGACGAACTAATGGATTTGCATAAAAATAATCCTAAAAAACGAAAAGGTGTAGTAGGTAATAACAGGATAGAACCAACAATAAAAAAAAGTACAGATACAGACTATTTTGCTGATGAAAATCCTACAATAGTAAAATATGTAGCTATGCTACAAAGTTGTTTAGACCAATATGGTTCAATGTATCGTTGGGCAGATGAAGGACAGGAAAAATTTGCAATATGGGAAAAGTTAAACATTCAACACTATGCACCAGGTGAAGGTTATCCTCGATGGCACTATGAAATGTCAGGACATGATGTTAATGTACAAAGACATTTAGTTTTTATGACTTTCTTAAATACGGTAACAGACGAAGGACATACAGAATTTTGGTATCAGAAAATTAGAAAATCACCAATAAAAGGTTTAACATTAATTTGGCCTGCAGCTTGGACACATACTCATCATGGCATTCCATCTATGACGGAAGACAAGTATATTATAACAGGTTGGTGGAATTTTCTGAAAGAAGAACAGTATGGTAAACAACCTAACCCTAATCTGGAATCACTTCCTGTTGAAAATAAAAATAAAAAAGTCTGGTATTGGAAAGACGAACCAAAAAATCATGCTGAAAGATAATTTTTTTGAGGATGTAGATTATATTCGTGGGATTGCATTAGAACAAAACTATACAAGTAATTTATCAAATGGTTCCTCATATTATAGAGGTATGAGAGCAGATGTACCTGATATAATATATGATGATGTATCAAGGCAAATATTAAACACCCTAAATATGAATAGTGGTAAAATATATCTGTGGTTTGCATATCAAACTGAAGCGCCTATTGATGAGGACTGTATTCATACGGATGACCATACTACTGCAGGTTTAATTTATCTACATGATAATCCTAAACCTAATTGTGGAACAATACTATATAATAATGGAAAGAAAACAATAATTGAAAATAAGTATAATAGATTTATAAGTTATTCTTCTAAAATGCCCCATAGTCCAGAAGGATTCTATGGCGACAATATGAACAATGCAAGAATGACTTTAACTTACTTTATTGATTGAGGATATAATGTTTAAAGAAAAAAATTATCAAGTAATAAAAGGACTGATATCACCAGAAGTTTCTGATATCGCCTACAAGTATCTTTTAAATAAAAGAAGAATTACAAAATTAATGTTCGAAAAGAGGATAATATCTCCTTACAACGACCATTGGGGTGTATTAAGTGATGGACAGATACCTGATACATGGGGTAATTATGGTGATGTTCTTATGGATACATTATTACAACATATTAAACCTACATTAGAAGAACAGATTGATATAAGATTAACTGAAACATATACT